GCCAAGTTTCAAACACGGGTTGGCAGAAGTCGCGCGCGGCGCGGGTGCGCACGTCGAGCAGGTGCTTCCAGGCGTCAAGAAACGCGGCGCGGGCGGCGGTGTAGCTGGTGTTGAACTTCTTCAGCAGCAGTTCGCTGCCGATGAAGGTGCCTGCGCCGATCTGGTCGAACACGGCCTGCAGGAAGGCGCCGAACTGCGGGTTCGGGCGCGCCGGGTTCACCACCTCGGCCGCCTCGCCCTTCTCCAGCCCGATGACTGCGGCCGGGCCTAGCGCCAGTTCACCGGCGGGGGCCTGCTGGCCCGCTGTTGCCGTGGGCGCCGGGTTGCCCTGCGTGCCGAACACCGGCGCCGGGCCGGTGCCACCGGGCGTGGTGACCACCAGCGTGAGGAAGGCGCTGACGACAGCGGCTTTCAGCTCGGCGTCGGTGTAGTCGGTGGCCAGCTTGAACAGGCTGATGACCGGGGCCAGGTACGGGATGCCGCGCGCTTGTTCAGGCCGGGTGCGCTTGAAGTGGTGCAGCATGCGGCGCCGGCCGCTGCGGCCCACGGGTTCGACCCAGTCGCCGGCCCAGGGCTGGGCGCTGGGCGTGCCGCTGCCGGGGTGGCTGCGGTACAGGTGGTAGCCATTGACCGGGCCGCCGCCTTCCGCGCGGCGCACGCCGCCGTTCATGGTGCCGGTGTCTGCCGCACCGTTGGGGTTGCCCACGCGGTCGGCCTCAAGCACCTGCACGCGCAAGGCGTAGGGCATCAGGGCGGTGCGCGGGGCATCAGGCAGCACGCTGAAGCAATCGCCGCTTTCCAGCCGGCTGCGCGTGACCAGGTCTTGCAGGTCATAGAAATTCTGCTCGCCGTACCAGTCGCACGAGGTGCTGTCGGCCCAGAGGCTGAACTCGGCGGCGACTTCCGCAGCCCACGCAGCACCTTGCGCTGGCGTCCAGCCCAGCGTGGCCAGGTGCGGCTGCGGGCTGAGGGCCAGGCCGGTGCCGATGGAGCGGGCAACGCTGGTGTTGACGGCGCTGGCAGCGATGCCGTTGTTTCGCACCAGGTTGCGCGACTGGCCGCGCTGGTCTGGCAGTTGCCGCAGTGCATCGGCATTGGCACTGCGCGGCCGTGCCGACCAGCGACGAAACCACGGGTCTTGCCCGCTGGTGGTGCTGTAGCCGCTGTCCTCGGCCACCGCGCTGGCGCCGCCTTCTTCGAGCTGGCTGTGCACGCTGTCGGCCAGCGTGAGCTTCATGCGGGCCACGCTTCGCGCAAGGGCACGCTCAGGCGCGTACCGCGCAAGCAGGCGGTCAATGAGCGGCGCGGCCATCAGCGGCAGCCCGGCACGATGTTGAACACGCGGCGGGTGCCTGCGCTCTGGGCGCGGGCGATCTGATCGTCCAGCTCGCGGATGGTGGCTTGCACGGTTTCCAGATCTGCACGACGGTTGCGCCGCGCATTGCCGCCCTGCCCCACCACGTATTCCTGGCTCTTCAGGATCTTGGCCTCGGCCTCGACATACAGCGCGCGGCGGGCTTGCAGCTCTTGCAGGGTGGACATGGTCAGCCTCGGGCCTTGGCAAGCAGGCGGCGGAAGGTGGCGGGGAATTCGCGCACGGTGGTTTCGCGCGCGATGCCTTCGAAATCAAGGCGCGGCGCGTAGCGCGGCTGGCCTCTGACGATCATCAGCAGCGGAAATGCCTCGCCGCCGTCGCCATAGAAAATGGCACTCAGCCCGGGCTTTTTGCGGATGGCGCCCAGGAAGTAAGGCGACTTGTTCTTGCTGTCGACAAGCTTTGCAGCCTTCTTTTTTCCCTTGGGGGGACGCGCTTTGAACGCTTCAAGAATGCCCTGCAACTGTTCGCGGCGAAAGTTGCCGAAGGAATCAATCGGGGCTGTCCGCGCAAGAACCAGCCTTTCGTTTGACGCGATCGCACCGGCATAGCGAAGGGCCCGTTCGAAGCGCTTTTCCTTGCGCGGACCACCGAAGACCTGGGGGAAGAGGTAGTCCTCAGGCAGCGTGCCGTTGTTGGTGGTGCGGTCTTTCACCGCCACGCGGGCCACCAGGCTTTCGGCGGTGGCGGGCTCGATGCGGGTGGCGTTGCGCGTGTAGGGCGTGGCACCGCCGTCGAAGACGCGCGGCAGCTCGGCCACGATGGCGCGCTGAGAAGCCTGGGCTACGAACGTCAGCGCCTTGGCCACGATCTGCGGCACTTCGTTTCGCACCAGCGCGCGCATCTCTACGGCTGCTGATGAACCGGAGTAAGCAGAACGGGTGACTGTGAGCACGGCGGCACCAAATGAAACGGCCCCGGGGCGTGTGCCGCGGGGCCGTTTGGTGGGGTGGAACAGGTGAGGCGGAACTTCACTACCTACCTGAAAACACCCTCATTTTGGGGCGATGTGTCACATGGAATCCAGCGCGAAGATGTCACATCAGGAGGTGATACCGCGGGCATTGACAAATGGGCCATTCGACTACCCGACTTTGATGCCGCGACTGTCTATCGCGTCACGAAGGACCCGTTTCCGACCGCGTACACCGCGACGCCTCAAAGTAACTGGCTTGCGTCGCTTGCCGATCTGGACGTCGAGTGCTGCGACTTTGAATCGTCGGCACGAGTCAGTGAACATCTGCATGGCAACTGACGCGCCACAGAAATGGAAGTTAAGCGCCCTCGATGAAGGGCCGATCTGGTTCAGGGTGTGGTTGTACTGATGCCCAGACGTGACTATTGGCGACGGTGAATTAGTCTTCATTTGCTTGGGCCTCAGAAGTTGACAGTGCGACTTTGCAGACGTTTGCAGCCGCGAGCCTTGAGGGCAAGGCTTGCGCGGCGGCCAGGTTCTTGTCCAGCAGCCGCACCGAGGTGGCGTAGATGCGCTGCCGGGAATCGGCCAACAGGCGGTACCAGTGCTGCCTGCTCACGCCAAGTGACGCCGCAGCGGCCTTCACGTTGCGCACGCGCCGGTAGTAGTGCAGCTCGAACACCCTGCGGTCGAGTGCGTCTTCTGGCTGGGCCAGAAAGGCGATGTGAAACGCGGCCAGCTCGGCGCTGGCAATGCTGTCGGGGCCGCCGGTGCTGGCCCGGCCGCTGCCCTTGCTGGTGAGGCGCCCCAGCAGGGAGGGCGGAAGCGAGGGCTTCACGTAGAGCCGGCGCGACATGCACCAGTCGGCCCAGGCCAGGCTGATTTCGTGCAGGTCGTGCTGCACCTCCAGCACAGCGGCTTCTTCGGGCAGTTGGTCATCGTCATCGCCCGCAGGCGCGGCTGCTGCAAGGCGCAGAGGTTCTTGCTGGGTCATCAGATGCCTCTCGAATAGATGCGGCGGCCTTTGGGCTCAGGCGCCGTGGGTGCGTAGGTGTGCGGCACTGCGGCCGGCGCGGGTGCTGGTTCGTGTGCAATGGGTTCAGCTGCGGGCTGTTCAGCCGCGCGAACTGGCGGGGCCGGCTGATCCAGCGGGGCGGCAGGTGCAGGTGCGGGCGGCGTGAAGGCTGCACTGGCAAACAGGTCGGGTGTGATCTGCTTCGGGATGAGGCGTTCGCGCAGCCGGGCCCAGTCAGCCGCGGCCCAGCGGTGCAGGCCCAGGTAGTGGGCGACGCCCAGGTTGCCCACCGAGCAGTCAGTGACTTCGTTGCGCGCACCGTTGGGCTTGATGTACTCACGCACGGGGCGGCCCTTGCGCCAGGTGACCTGCGGACGCTCCACCAGCAGCTGCTGGAAGAACTCAGGCGCCAGGCCCTGGTGAAAGTGCATGGCGCCCGGGCCGTCGGCCAACAGCATGCGGTTGTAGAGGTGGTCTTTCGCGGTGTCGGTGCCGAGCTGCCACAGCTTCACGCCTTCGGCAACGCGCTGACCCTTCCAGTCAACGTCTACCTTGGTAGGGCTGCCGGCGATGATGGGCCGGTTGCGCGCACTGGCGCCCTTGGTGGCCAGGCAACCCAGGTGCTCAGTGAGGAAGGCGAAGTTGTAGACGTCTTGCGTGTGTTCACCGTCGCCGGAGTCAACACCGAACGCGCTGATGGGGATGAGCACGCCGCTTTCGTGCTGCAGGGGCGTGTTGCGCAGTTCGGTGAGCTGCTGCCAGACGCTGCCGGGTGTCTCAGGCGACACAGAGGGCGAGCCCCACAGCCGCGTGTGGTCTAGCACCCAGTGCTCGATGCCTGGGCCCCAGGCTTC